GTTAATCCATACATTGGAACCTGTTGTTATATCAGTACAAATGTAAGCGTTTGCAGTTGAACTGTTTACCCAAAGATGGCCTATTGCCGAAGGATTACTCGTAATTAAAGGATCAGTGGTAGATACAGTTGTATCTGACAAGCTATCTAGTGAAGAAGCACCACCAGTTGCGCCAGTTGCTCCAGTCAGACCTGTATCACCAGTATCACCTTTGGTGGCTACTAAACTTTGTACTGGGTCACTTGCATATACAACAAATGAGTACGGCCAACTAGCAGGGGACATTACATTTGTACCTGCGCTATCTCTTGATAACATTGTAAAAGAAGTAAGTGACTTGTTGCCTGTTAAAACCTGATGTTCATCAAAGCCTTCTTTGTCTGTAATAACAGAGTAATTGGTATCAGTCATTGGTGTGTTAAAAGTTACAGTTGCAGTGCCACCACCACCACTTATAACATATGAACAACCTGCTGCTGTACCATCATTTTCTGAGTTAATGTAACCTTGTGCTGATGGAGCAATCACTGTAACAGAATCACTAGATACCGCAGCGCCCATGATTAGTTGTACTTCATCATTAAGGGCAAGTGCTGGTGTGAACGTTACTGATACACCATCGCTTGCTGTGAAGCCTGTACCAGAAATCTTAACACCATTTATATAGCAGTCTATATTACCAACTGTGTATGTAAGACCCGTCTTGGTTGCTTGGTTTGCGGTTGCGGCAAACTCAACTCTAACTGGTGCAGCTTCTGGACCATCTGCTCCTGCTGGACCTGCTACGGTAGAATCTGCTCCTGCTGAACCAGCATTACCTTGTACACCTTGAATTCCCTGTGGGCCTTGTATCGATCCGCCACTAACCCATGCAGAAGTACCATCCCATACATGTAAACTGTCATCTGCTTGTACTATATATGCATCACCTTGCGTGTTACTTGATGCTGGAAGATCAGCGATGGTTGCCACTTGACCTAAGAACTGAATACCTAGACCAGCAGTACCTTGAATACCTTGGATACCTTGGATACCAGTTGAACCTGCTGCGCCTGTTGCGCCTGTTGCGCCAGTTGCACCATCTTCTCCAGCAGGGCCAGAAAGTAATAGAGTCGTAGCATTTATTGCAAGACCTGCTTCAACAGAGGGCGTTGCTTCAGAAGTACCTAGCGTTCCATCACCTTGTATGTAGTAACGAGATCCTGCTGTAAGACCAGATTGATTCTCGCTAACACCACCTTTAAGAATGATAGATGCCGTTTGACCATCTGTGTAATCTGCTGATGAAAGTCCAACGTAACTTAAAGACGTTAAAGTGCTAGCTCCAGTGCCTGCCATCTGTCCTATGTATGCCTGTGGATACGTACCTGTTTTTATAATACCTACAAACTTTCCACTTGATTGAAACATAATCCCCGATACGGCAATATCAGAACTAGATATTAAAATAGCACTGTTAAAAGAAATAGTGTTATTAGTAACTGAACCTGAACGAACATAGCCTGTATTATTTATGTCGTCAGTGTACTGAATAACAAAAGCGCCACTAGTTGAAGGATTAAATTTTACTGAAAGCCCTTTTGCTCCAGTATTAGTGGCAGCTTGAAATCTATTTTCTGCTCCAAATGTTATTGTTGTTCCTGATACAGTTCCAGCTATTGCGCCACCATAATATTTATTAGTTGCTTCAGATATTCCTGAGTTTGTTGTATGACCATTATGTACTATAATAAAAAACCCTGTGTTTAAGGGATCAACAGCAAGCTGTATAAAATTACCGCTATAAGAACCAGTAGAAAATGTAGCTTCAGTGCCAAGCGTAATAGATGTACCTGATACAGTGCCAACTCTTGCAAAAGCACCACCAGGACCTTTGTTGTATGCAGTTACAAACTTTCCATTTGAAATAAAACTTAACTGACCATACCAACAATCACTTGTACTTATAGTGACTTCTGGACCATACGATACACTTGTGCCTGATATTGTTCCTACTCTACAACGAGCATCACCGCCAGCAGGCCAGTGTGTATATTGAACTACAAATGTATTGTTATCCGCAGGATCAAACGCGCAAGTAGCAACAACACTTGTTCCAGCTGTGTATTGATTTTCAGAGCCAAGAGTTATGGTTGATCCTGACAATGTACCTACGATTACTGCGCCACTGTAATTAGCTTTCCTGTAACTTAAAATAAATTTACCAGAAGTATTAGGAGCAAACTCTACATGCCTATGGTAAGTAGCTTCACTATTAAAATAAACTCCTGTACCAAAGGTAATAGTTGTACCTGAAATAGTAGCAACAGCAATAACTCCATAACCACCACCAGTGTTGTAAGTTAGAAGAAATTGATTAGAGTTATTAGGATCAAGAGCAGTTTTAAATCCTTCAACTGGATTTGAATTTGATGCAATTATTTGATAAAAACTACCTGCGGGTATCGACTCTGCCAATAAGTTTGTTACAGCTTCAACAGTACCGTCAGTTTTAAGCACTACAGCTTGACCATTAGGTAACGTACCTGTTGCTACAAAATCTGCTACTCCACCTTTTTCATCTGTATATTTTGTTGTTTTTACCGAGCCGTCTGACCCTAGTAATGTTGATAAATTTCTTGAATTACTCATATCGTGTACCCCTCTATGTAAGAATTACCATTGGTGGTAAACCTACTTTTCATATTAAAATTTGTCTTAATCATGACTGAAAATCTCCTTGTTAACTGTTAGTATTTATGATAATAGTATTAATAAAAAACACATACATTATAGCCACAAAAAAACCCACACTATGTGGGCTTTTATTATCTAGTTGGTTATACTCTATAATGCATAGCGAATAATTACGATTCCTGAACCACCTGATCCTGCTGGTACAGGTGGTGGGTTTTCATTGCTGACTGAACCTCCACCGCTACCTGTGTGAATCATTCCTGATGTTGCTGTTTGACCCAGAGCGCCTCCATTACCGCCGCCGCCTGATCCGCCCAGTCCTGGCGCTGCACCTTGACTTGTTGCTGCACCTCCGCCACCGCCTGCTCTAAGAAATGATGTACCTGTAATACTTGAGGATACTCCCGCACCACCTACACCAGAATTACCATTTGTAACACCATCTTCACCAACAGCGCCTGCACCGCCACCGCCACCTCCTGCATAATTGTTTCCAGAAATGCCGACACCACCACTGTAACCTTGTCCCATTGTACCTGATCCACCAGATAATGAATAAGTAGCAGCACCACTACCTCCTGCTCCAGAACCACCGCTGGCGCCTGCATTTAATTTAGCTCTACCGCCACCTAATGAGGTAATATTAACCGTGGCTATAGACGAATCACTGCCTTGGATTCCATCTGCGTTATCTGTGCCTGCACCTGCACCGCCTGCTCCAACTGTTATGGTGTAAGATGCTACGCCCAGTGTCAGTACAGCTTCAGCACTAGAACCACCGCCTGATAATTGTGCGTCTACGTTGGTTCTGTAACCACCTGCACCTGCGCCACCACCACGGTTTCCGCCAGCAGACCCGCCACCGCCTCCAGCAATTACTAAGTATTCAACATCGCCTGCTCCAGTTACTTCAAACGTACCCGATGTAGTAAATGTATGTATTTTATGAGTAGCCGTGGTTGTTATTGTTCCTCCTGTGGCAGATGTCATATTTGGAACAGCGGATGCCACTCGCTCCCAGTCAGTTCCGTTACTAACATATACATCTGTGTCATCTGTTTTATAGAAAAATGTACCTGCTTCTGGTATTGTCGCTGGTAAAGAATTACCAGAAGTCATTACACCAGCAGCGCCACCAGAAGCACCAGCAGCACCCATGATTAGTTGTACTTCCTCGCCTAGAGAAAGTGCTGGTGTGAACGTTACTGATACACCATCACTTGCTGTGAAACTTGAGCCAGACATCTTAACACCATTTATGTAACAGTCTATATTACCAACTGTGTATGTAAGACCTGTCTTAGTTGCTTGGTTTTCAGTAGCAGTAAACTCAACTCTAGTAGGTGGTGCGACTACTCCTGCTGCTCCATCTGCTCCTGCTGGACCTGCTGCTCCAGTTGCACCATCTGCTCCAGTTGCTCCATCTGTGCCTGCTGATCCCGCGACTCCATCTGATCCCGCTGCACCAACATTACCTTGTGATCCTTGAATTCCCTGCGGTCCTTGTATCGATCCGCCACTTACCCAAGTTGATGTACCATCCCATACATGTAAACTGTCATCTGCTTGTACTATATATGCATCACCTTGCGTATTACTTGATGCTGGAAGATCACCGATAGTTGCCACTTGACCTAAGAACTGAATACCTAGACCAGCCGCGCCTTGAATACCTTGTACGCCTTGAATACCATCACTTCCATCTGCGCCTGCTGCGCCTGCTTCACTTGTCAATAATAAAGAAGTAGATGAAATTGCTCGTCCTGCTTCTACGATAGGTGTTCCAGCAGTAGTGGTTAACGTGCCGTCTGTTTGTACATAGTAAGTTGAGTTAGTAGTTAAACCTGTTTGGTTGTCTGAAACAGAACCTGCTAATGTAACAGTTGCCGTTTCTCCATCAGCGTATGACGCAGAAGAAATACCAATGAAATTATCTGCTGTTTCTGTCGTTAAGTTTGGTGCGGCTACTGTTGCTAATTGACCGAAAAGTGTAGCACCATAATTTGGACTGCCAGTTCTATTTCTATAAAACGCTATAAAGCGACCCGATGTAAATGGATCAAACGACAAACTAAAATTGGCATGATTTCCAGCAGCAACAATGATGGGCGTAGCCGGCGTTATAGTCATACCCGACACTGTGCTTACTGTCATCTCAAAGTTGGAATTGTAATAAGCAGTCGAAATAAGACTAGATAAACTAGAGTTATACAAACTACGCATCGAACTCCCTATAGGAGTAGCGGTGCTTATCTGTACTGCTGTGCCAAACGTAAACGTGTTTCCAGACACCGTACAGACTCTAGCATACGAAGGGCCATATCGGTACGCCATTATAAACTTGCCAGGGACATTTGAATCAGAGAATATCTGATTTCCATCAAAAAGTCCACCATTTCCAACGGACTGCACTAATGTTACTGCGCCTGTCGTTGCTGTTGTTCCAGATACAGTGCCCGCCAGTATTTCAAAATTAACATTGGGGTAAGTAGACGTGTTTTCATATGACAAAACATAATTACCAGCAATGCTACTATCAAATGCAACACTTATATCTCTAAAATCATCACCAGTTTTAGCTGTAACTGGTGTTCCAAACGTCAATGTAGTACCAGATAACGTACCTGCATAAACTTTAAGACCAGTATTTGACTCGGCGCCAATTACAAATGATCCTGATGTGCTAGGGTCAAACGCCAAATCCATGGAATTAGTTGCAGTCGAAGCGAACACTGTGGGAGTACCAGCCGTAACAGTATTTCCTGAGATAGTACCAGCAATCATAGTTGCGTAACTGGTGGATCTTGCTCTGTACATTAATAAAAAACTGTTAGGTGTCACTGGGTCAAAATGTACTCCAAAGATCCCATTGCTCGCATCCCAGACGCCTATAACTTCTGCACCGAATGTTACCGTAGTCCCGGATATAATACCTGCTGCAATCTTTAAATGATAACTATCCTTCCAAGTTACAACAACTCTATTAGGCGTATGCAGATCATAAGCAACAGTTGTATAAGTTATATTACCAAACCCCACATCAGTTGGGATACCTTTAGGTATACTTTCGAGTGTTCCTATAGTATTAATATGTGATACTGTACCATCAGAATTTAAAATAACTGGTACGCCATTTGGCAAAATGCCAGATGCAACAAATTCTGCTACTCCACCTTTTTCATCAACATATTTTGTTGTTTTTACCGAGCCATCTGACCCAAGTAATGTTGCTAAATTTCTTGACTTACTCATATTGTGTACCCCATTGTGTTACTATCAGTAGTAATACTGACTGTATTAAAATTTGTCTTAATCATGACTGGAAATCTCCTTGTTAACTGTTAGTATTTATGATAATAGTATTAATAAAAAACACATACATTATAGCCACAAAAAAGCCCACATTGTGGGCTTTTATTATCTAGTTGATATTATTGTATTTTCAACAACAACATCGATATATTTTATGCTATCTTGATTAACATTGTTGTGTCAGTAAGTGCCATTCCAATTTTAACTACGCCTTCACCATTAGCAGTACCGATAGTGCCATTTAGTTGAGCATAGTAAATCGATCCAGCAGACAACCCAGTAAATCCAGTCATCTGTCCATCAGTCTGAACAGATACACTATTACCTGTTAAACCATTGACAGACGAGATACCTATCACTTTGTCAGCAGAAAGATTACCTACGTCGAGTGATCCGTGCTGGTTTACTATGGCTGCTCCTGCCTGTTGCATACATGATACATATCTACCAGTGTTGCCTAAGTTAACATGCATGGAATAGACGCCATGTGCATCTGTCTGTTGGTTTAGTGCTGATCCATGGGCAGAAGATGCATTAATTGTTGGGTGCACAGGATCAGTATTTACAATAGTAATCTCGTTTCCATCTAACGTACACTTGAGAATGTAGCCACTACCAACAATAATATCAGTATCATTATACGGACTGAAACAAACATTCTGTGCAGTTTCTTGATCATCCATACTACCCACTGTTGCAGTACCATCTAATATTTGTCTGTCTCCAAGGTCTTTTGCTGTTCCTACTGTGACCGAGCCACTACCTACATTGGATACAGTACCTATAACAATATCTGTGTGTGCATGATTTGATGCACCAGTTAGTGATTTAGCTACTAATGCAAATCGTCCGCCTGTGCTTGAATCAAAATTAGGTTCCCATGCAAAACTCTTTCCTCTGAAATAAGCCGTAGTAGAATCACCAATGGACACCTGAGCATTGGCAGAAAAAGTATCGCCAACAATATCAACAACCTGTACGCACGAACCGCCAGAAGTCTTACCATAAGCCAGTAGCATCTTGGTCCCATCATCTGGGAAGAATTTACAATAATGTGAGTTGTTATCTTTCATGCCAGGAGATAACGTAGTTAACACGTTAAACGTAGTATCACTTGTCAGTTGACATAACTCAACCCTTCTGTGTTGTCTACTAGACTGAATAAATCTGCCAGATATGGTAGGATGCAACGAAAACCCGCCATAACTATAAGATCCACCAAAACAACTAAAACCACCTAGACCCGTCAACGCTAATGTACTTGCGTCTATACTCATTCGCACCATCGCACTATTTGGACCTGATCGAAACCAAACAATACCTTCATTAACTGGATCAAACTGAGATTCAAGACCAGAAGCGGATTGCGCAGTACCAGTTGCAGTACCATAACGAGCACTTGGTCCCCAAGTTACTGAGCCGTCTGCTGCAACCACACCAACGTTATGTTGTGGTGTTGAGTCACCAGCAGAAACCATAAATCTGTTAGTATTAAACGGATCGACTGAAACATAATAATTATGATCACCAGAAGGTATAGTATGACTGTGTGTTCCAGTATTTGGATATGCTATTCCTTCTAGTAGCGAAGCAGTTTCACCCGGAGTCAGATATGGCTTTTCAATCTTTCCCGATGCATTAATTATAACTGCATCATGGGCATCTATATCTGTAGCAAGTTCAAGACTAATTGTGGAACTTGAACCACCACCAGTTGCACCAGCAGCGCCCATGATTAGTTGTACTTCATCAGCCAGTTCAAGTGCTGGTGTGAACGTTACTGATACACCATCGCTTGCTGTGAAACTTGAGTCGGACATCTTAACACCATTTATGTAGCAGTCAATATTGCCAACAGTATATGTAAGACCCGTCTTAGTTGCTTGGTTTGCTGTAGCAATAAACTCAACTCTAGTAGGTGGTGCGACTACTGCTGCGGGACCTACTACTGTAGAATCTGCACCAGTTGCACCAGTTGCGCCAGTTGCACCATCTGCTCCGTCTGCTCCTGCTGTCCCATCTGCTCCCGCTGCTCCGTCTGCTCCTGCTGAACCAACATTACCTTGTACACCTTGAATTCCCTGCGGTCCTTGTATTGATCCACCGCTAACCCACGCAGAACTACCATCCCATACATGGAAACTATCGTCTGCTTGTACTATATATGCATCACCTTGCGTGTTACTTCCTGTTGGAAGATCGCCAGTATTTGTCACTTGACCTAAGAAATTGATACCTAAGCCAGCAGCACCTTGAATGCCTTGTACGCCTTGAATACCAGTTGAACCTGTTGAACCTGTTGAACCTGTTGAACCTGTTGCACCTGCTGCTCCATCTGCGCCTGTTGCGCCTGCTTCACTAGTTAATAATAAAGAAGTAGATGATATTGCAAGACCTGCTTCGACACTAGGTGTTCCAGCAGTCGCAGAAATAGTTCCATCCGGTTGTACATAATAAGTAGACCCAAGTGCTAAACCAGTTTGATTAGTTGATACTCCACCTTTGAGAGTAACAGAAGAGGTTGCACCATCTACATATAACCCATTTGACATACCAATAAAATTAGAAGAAGTCAAGTTTTCAACTGGCGGAGAACCAAGTTGTCCACCCTGTATAGTACCATAGTTACTAGAGCCTGCGCCACTTTGGTATCCTGATACCCACTGACCCGGTTTAACGTAATCAAAATGTGGTCCATTTACATAATAAGTAGTCGTAGATGGAGGAGCCTGGTACAACACTACCGCATCTTCGGGTGTGATATGAGGCACTCCTCCATTATCGACTATATTACCCTTAATATAATATCCGCCTGCACCTGACGGGTCCGTAGAGGTTGTCCCAAATTGAGCAATAAACTCTCCAGGGTTATGTGGATTAAATGCAAAGCTAATGGCGAACCGTTGAAAGGCTGGATAAGATGGAGTTAATTGAGCCCTCGCGACTGCGAGAGTTGTAACGCCATTTAAAGTTTGATTCATGGGAATTGTAGTAGCGGTATTACTACCTGTAACACTAAATGCAGCAATTTTAAGAACATTACTCGATTTGTAGACTACATAGAACCTATTTGGCACAGTTTGATCCCATTGCACCCAGCCTTGGGTAGAATTTTCAAACCAAGCCCCTTCATTTGGTATTGTTATATTAGTACCAGAAATATTTAATACATGTACCGTGCCAGCAGTGACAGCAAGCCTATTTGGATTATTAGGATCAAACTGAAAATTATAATCATATTGGGCTGCGCCAGCAAGTTCACGTTCCGTTCCAAATGTAAAGCTTGCTCCTGGAGCGCCATATCCTGACATTGTTGCTATTTTAGTCCTAAACTTGTTGCCTGTCGTTGTATAAAATAGTATCAACTTACCTGGGACAGTTGGATGATATCCAATATTACCTTGACCGATAGAGCCAGCATCAAACTGCACGTCTGCACCAAATGTAACAGTATTGCCAGCAACAGTACCAATTACAAGATTTCCTGCGTGCATCACAACAAGTGAATTTGGATTAATAGGATCCCACGCTAATTCGTGTCCAGATCCACCCCATTGTCTAAAAATTGCAGGAGTTCCAAACGTAAATGAAGTACCAGTTAATTGTCCTATCAATACTGTACCTTTGTTTGCATTATTAGGATCATAAAACGCAATAGCAAACCTACCTGCGTTATGTGGGTCCATTTTAACTCTAGGAGTTGTATTACCTGATGAAAACACTGTTTCACCAAATGGGAAGTTTTCAGCAGAAGATAAAATCTTTACTGCACTAACTGTACCATCTGCATTTAATATAAGCGGGGTTCCATCTGGTAACTCACCAGAAGCAACAAAATCTGCACCAGTTGAACCATCTGCGCCTGCTGCGCCTGCTGAACCAGCATTACCTTGTACACCTTGAACCCCTTGTGGGCCTGCTGGTCCAGGATTTGCTGCAATTTTAGCGTCAATCAATACTTCGTCAATCAATACTGTTTGCCATGTTGCTACAAGCGAAGATTTCATTATCGTAATCTGTCCCGGTCCGCCGTTGTACATCAAATTCAATGTAATTGAATCAATTTGTCCATGAACAAGTAATGCATGCCCCGCTGGTAATATTTTTGCATAATTGTCATAGGCGCCGTCGATAGCAGATATAGATCCTTGGATTAAATTTCCAGATATATCAAATATATTAAATACAGGTTCTGCGTTTATCATGGTGCCAACGGCGTAATCACCGTTTGTATACTCTATTCTCTTTATACCGCTTTCGCCGCCGGTTACACTCTCGTATGAATATAACCATATAGGAGTAACGAATGTTATCACACTATCAGTTGTAAGCAATGGAGTTTTTTCTATCACACCAGTTGTTCCATTTGCAAACGTGAAATTGTTAGGAAGAACAACGTCGTCTGCATCAATCATAGACGTAGTTGTTGATATTACTGATTTTTTCCATTCGCGTGTAGTTGTATTCAGCCACATTGCATCTGATACTAAGGTGGTTGGTTCAGTTGTTTGCATATATACATTATCAAAACTTGAACCACTTATCGCTGTATCTACATATGTCTTGTTCGCTGCATCTGTGTCTACTGTAGGAGTACCTACGCTAGTGATTTTATCACCATTCATGTCGATTGTCGCTTGCATATCTAACGAAGAATCCATACGAACTGTTTGTTTGAATCTAGTCGTTTTGGCAATATTAGAATCATATGATGCGTTATGACCATCATCTACAAGACCATCGTCTGTTGTCAATGTAGTAGCAAGAATTGTAATATTACGTTCCATATCAGCCATACGTCTAAGTGACGACTTTGAACCTGACATTACAATTTCATTTGTACCTGGAGTACCGGTTGATTCAACTAAATCACCAGATTTATTATATTTGTATTTTTTTGATTTATCTAATGGTGTATTGACTTCCACACCATCCTTTTTATAACTTCTTGACATTTTTAATCTCCTTTAAGATTTTAACTAGCACGAAAAAAATACTCTGTATTTTTCAATGTCTCTCATATAGAGAGACTAGGTAGGGAGTTGTCTTACTCCCTACTTTTGTCTAGTTCAATGTTAGGCTAAACTAAAGCCTGTAACTTCTAATTCATCCGAAATATCATGAGTTCCAGCAACTAAAGTTACTGTAGTTCCTGATACTGAATATTCTGTTGGACGAAGTACTAATCTATTCAAGAAAACTTGGTAATGTATTGCATTAGTTAGTTCACTGAATGTATAGGTTAATGTTGATGCATTTGTAACATCTTGTATTGCACTGTGGAAATGCGTCATAGAACCTGCTACTGCATCTACACCATCTGCTCCTGCTGCACCAGTTGCACCAGTTGCTCCATCTGCACCATCTGCACCATCTGCACCTGTTGCACCCGCTTCACTTGTCAATAATAAAGAAGTAGATGATATTGCAAGGCCTGCTTCGACACTAGGTGTCCCAGCAGACGCAGCAATAGTTCCATCCGGTTGTACATAATAAGTAGATCCAACTGCTAAACCAGTTTGGTTAGTTGATACTCCTCCTTTAAGCGTAACAGAAGAGGTTGCACCATCTACATATAACCCATTTGACATACCAATAAAATTAGAAGAAGTCAAATTTTCAACTGGTGGAGAACCAAGTTGTCCAAAGCACACAGTACCATACTGAGAATTACCATTAGTGTGATATGCAGATGTCCACTGACCAGGTTTAACATAATCGAAATGTGGACCATCTAGTGAATTCGAACCTTCTGCTTGGAATTGTACTGGAGTTTCAGATGTAATTTGCGGCACACCTCCAACCTCTGTTATAGTACCCTTTACAAAGAAGCAACTGTATGGATTGGTCGATGAGAACTGAGCAATAAACTCTCCTGGGTTAAATGGATTAAATGCGAATCCATATCCAGTTGCGGCTGCGTTACCCTCCATTTGACCTACAGATACTCCAAGTGTAGTAATCCCTCCAAGAACTTGGTTCATGAGAATATCAGTAAACGTACTACCACTGACATTCATTGCTTGTATTGTGGGTGTGTTGTTTGTTTTGATGAATTGGTATAAGCGATTTGGCACAGTTTGATCCCATGCTATTGGACCCGCTAAGGGCCATGCCCCACCATTTGAAGATCCTACTGTAACATTAGTACCAGAGATAGTAACTATCTTAATAGTGCCAAGATTTGAAATGGCAGCCTTATTCGGTGTGAACGGATCAAACGCAATGTCAAGGAACCATGAGCTCGAACCACCACTATTTACTTCAGTTCCAAATGAAATACTTGCTCCTGGTGCACCTAATCCTGATATTGTTGCTACTCTTACCTTCATAACACCAGTGAAGGGATAATGGATTAGCAACTGACTTGAAACACTTGGATTATATGCAACCTCGCCAATACCATTCATATTATTAGTAAACTGCTGGTCTGCACCAAATGTAACAGTATTACCAGCAACAGTACCTATGTTCAGTAGACCAAGTCCGCCATTCTTTTGGTGAATCACAACAAATGAATTTGGAGTAATAGGATCCCATGCCACATTGTGTAGCATAGAGGCAGCACTTGAGCTTCCAGTATTAAACACTCCAGGAGTTCCAAATGTAACAGAATTACCAGTAATTTGACCTATCTGTACTTTACCTTTATGTGAATCATTAGCATCATAATACGCAACAACAAATCTACCTGCATTATGTGGGTCCATTTTAACTCGACCATTAGTGGTCTGTGCCGATGCAAAAACTGTTTCACCAAATGGGAAATTTTCAGCAGAAGATACAATCTTTACTGCACTAACTGTGCCATCTGCATTTAATACAAGCGGAGTTCCGTCTGGTAACTCACCCAATGCGACAAAATCTGCACCAGTTGAACCATCTGCGCCTGCTGCGCCTGCTGCGCCTGCTGAACCAACATTACCTTGTACACCTTGAATTCCTTGTGGTCCTTGTATCGATCCACCACTAACCCATGCAGAACTACCGTCCCATACATGAAAACTGTCATCCGCTTGTACTATATATGCATCACCTTGTGTATTACTTCCTGTTGGAAGATCACCAGTGGTTGCCACTTGACCTAAGAAATTGATACCTAGACCAGCAGAACCTTGAATGCCTTGTATGCCTTGAATACCAGTTGAACCCGCTGCGCCTGCTGCGCCAGTTGCGCCTGCTGCGCCAGTTGCGCCTGCTGCGCCAGTTGCACCATCTGCACCATCTGCTCCTGCTGCACCATCTGCTCCTGCTGCACCATCTACTCCTGTTGCACCATCTGCTCCTTCAAGGCCTGCTATCTGTATAGATGTTGCAGATAATGCTTTACCTATATTAACACTTGGAGAATCTGGCGAAGTTGACAATGAACCATCAACTTGAATATAGTATTCAGAGCCAATTTCAAGACCTGTCTGGTTTGTGGCTATACTACCTTTAAGTAGTACAGTTGCAGTTTGACTATTAGTATAAGATGCACTAGATATACCAATAAAATTGTCTGTTGTTAAGTTTGCACTAGGTGGGGCTGATAACTGTCCAATATATGCGTTACCGACTGCGCCTGACGCACTGCTTTTAACCACATAAACAAACTTGCCTACGTCAGTAGGATGGAAAGCAAATTTACTTTCTGTGTCTGTTGTACTGAATGCAATCTTATCACCAAAAGTTACAACATCTGCTGAAACTGTTCCTTTTATAAAAGTATGGACACCACTGTCTTTGAAATAAATTAGTATTTGATTAGGTGTATTTGGGTCATATTCCACTTGGGATACATAATTACCATCGTCAAACGTGTTTGGACTACCTAACGTAATATTTGTTCCAGAAATTGTACCTATTACTAATTTTGTGCTACTTCCGTGTTTATAACCAAGAGCAAACTTACCAGCATTATGTGGATCAAAAGCTGCTTTATCAAAATTATAAGGTGTAGTTGAATATACAACTGGTGTTCCCCAACTTACATCAGTTCCACTAATTGAACCAACTCTAATTGTGCCAGCAGTACTGTTACTATTATTGTGGTAACTTATTACAAATTTGTCATTGGATTCAGAAAATATAAAGTTTGGATAATTTCCATTGTTATCATTAAATGAATATCTGATGCCATAAGTAATTGAAGTACCAGACACAATTCCTACAATAACTGAGCCGTAACCAGTACCACCCGAGTCAATATAAGTTGCAATAACTTTGTTACCTGACTTATCAAAAGTCACACGATTAGCAGAAACAGCAGTTGTTGAATATGTCTGTTCTGATCCTAAAGTAATAGTTGTACCAGAAATTGTGCCTATTACTGTGTGTCCTTGATTAATTCTTTCGTAATTAACTACAAACTTGTCTGGGTCAGTGGGAGAGAATGCACATTCATGTGTTTGTGCACCACTCCAAGCGCCGTTAATAGTCACTCTATTACCGAAAGTAAATGTAGATCCTGAAAGAGTTGCTACCGCAAAACCAAAATCTCCACCTGTCTTCCAACCAACTAAGAACTTGTTAGTACTAGCAGGACTCGGATATACAGTAGGATAAGTGACCGATGAACCAAATACTGTTACTGATCCTGATGGGATAGTTTCTGGGACCTCTAATACAGCAACCGCTTCAACAGTTCCGTCGTCGTTGAGTATTAAAGGTGTTCCATTAGATAGTGCACCCGCTGCAACAAATTCTGCTGATCCAAACGTGCCTGCTGCGCCTGCTGCTCCATCTGCGCCTGCTGCTCCATCTGCGCCTGCTGCTCCATCTGCTCCATCTGCTCCATCTGCTCCATCTGCGCCTGCTGTACCTTGTGGTCCTGCTGGACCTGTTGCACCAGTTCCTGCTGCTGCTAATATTTTAGCATCAATTTCAGATTCCATTGGAATCGTTGCATTCCAAGTTGGTGCGGCTGATATTTCCATGTAAAAGGCACTGTTATTGGAACTATTGTAGGTTATGAATTCAAGAGAAGATGCTTGACCATGTGTAAATAAGAGACTCGTGCCGGGTATCTGCATACCAGCATTAGTTGATATATTAGAAATTAATGTATTATCATTCTGATCATATATATTAAATTTTCCCCTAAGTGCAGCACTTGTACCTTGTACCAAGGCATAATTGCCATTATCATAGTCTATTCTCGTCAATCCAATAGTATGACCTGTCCAATCAGAGAACCAATTTGAAATAGTAACTGGCGAAACAAATGTTATTGTTTTCGGACCAGCAGTATTATATACTACGAATATATTATTTGTCCCACCAGTAGCGTTGACTGTAACACCAGTAGACACTGATGCAACATGAGAAGCAGCAAGCTGCTCTGATCCAACTGCGGCTACCGTCTTTTTCCATTCGAAGGTGGATGGTTTAAACCAAGCAAGATCAATAGTAGATGCAGCAGGTTCAGATTCTTGCATATACACATTATCAAAACTTGCACTTGAACCATCTGCTCCATCTGCTCCATCTGCTCCATCTGAACCAGAAGGTCCTGCTGTACCTTGTGGACCAGCAGGTCCCGCTACTATGCTATCTGCGCCAGCAGGTCCATCTTCGCCTTGTATACCTTGAATTCCTTGAATTCCCTGTGGTCCTGTTGAACCAGATCCCGCTGGACCCACTTCACCTTGTGGTCCAGTTGCACCAGTTGCTCCAGTTTCTCCTACTGAACCTGCATTAACACCAGCAATTTGAGCATCTACATAAGAAATTGACGCCTTTAATGCTAATTCGTTTGTTACTGTGGCTGCGAAATTAGCGTCATCACCAAGTGCATTTGCTAATTCATTCAACGTATCTAGTACACCTGGAGCGCCATTGATAATGTTTGATATTTCTTGATCTACGTAACCTTTTGTAGTTACATGACCCGCTGCTGTAGGCGATGCTACATTAATAATTTGATTGTTGTCTAAATCAATTTTGTCGCCAAATACAACTGCATTACCACCTTGGTCGGTAATTTTCTTACCTGTTGTCATTTGCAAAGTTGCTGACATGTTTACTGTCGTATCAGAATCAAGTGTTAAAACACCAGTGCCTGATACTTTTGTTGTTAGTGATTGGTTTGGGTCTGCTTGAACAACGATGGTTCCGCCAGTTGCTTCGATGACTTTTTGACCATCGATGTATAATGAACCTTCAGAAAGATACAAATCTCTCCATTTCATTGCCGGTGATCCTAGATCGTAACCTGTTGTTCCATCCGAATCTATTGTGGGGATGATATGACCAGACATTAATAGATCACCATTACCTGATAATCCTTGTTGATTTGCTGTGACAACTGCTATTGCGGTGTCTACGTATACCTTGGTGGTTACGTGGTCAGTAAGCGTAGGTGATCCAGTAACAGATAAGTTACCTTCTACTTGTGAATCACCATTGGTTATGAAACCACCTTCCATATTAAAACGTTTTTGAGCCATGAGTGAGCTTCTCCTTTAGTTAACTAGTGGTATTTATGATTTTAGTATTTTAATTTAAACACATATATTATATCCTATACGCAAAAAACCCGCACTAGGCGGGTTTTTATTTTATTATTATTAAAGTGTTGCGTCTTCTAATCCTGCACATCGTAACTTAATTACGTTAGTAAGTTGCCATTGCTTTACTTCAAGTGCCTTGATAACTCCCATAAACTTATTTCTAACCATTGAAAATTCAACAATAAGATATTGTAAATCGACTACATCAGATTCACCATCAACAAATGCTTTTGCATCTGCCGAGGTTAGTGCGCGTTGATAATGCTCAGTAAAGTGTCTAAACTTCTGACTGCGCAATTTGCGCATTTCGGTATTTAGATATTCAAGTATCGCTTCTGTCTCTTGTAATTGGTTGAAACGATGTTCAACGATGCCCGGAATGTCACGACTATGCTTTTCCAAACTACCTTTCATACTACATTCGAACTTAGCCTCTGAAACTTGTATTTCATAGTGTGAAATAGCATTAACTATCTCTGCCATGTTTCCAGTGACCTTGCGATACCATTTACTCATTTAATCCCACTCTTCTTCTTCGTCTGTATCGTCTTCTTCTTCGTGTTCAATATATTCATCAACACTAGTTTGAAGATATTTATCATGCTCACTGATCTGTTCTGCATTGCCAGCAATGTCAAATCCATACTGATCTAATACTTGTAGGAAATGTTCCGCAAAATTACTACGTTCTTTTTCTACAATACTAGCCCTAGAAGCATCATATATAGCAATGACAAATTCTAAATCATTATCACTAAGACTCATTTACCATCTCCTCAATCACTGATTCATCACCAGCAGAATCTAGGATTGCTTCGGGCTGTTGTTCCCACTCGCGCATCATGATATCTAGACAATCATCAGTATTCTTAGACCATGCTTTACGGAATTTCTTAATTATTTCACCAGTTACGGGACTAATATACTCAAGACTGTTACCAGACTTTTTAAGTGCACCTTTCGCTTCAAAGAATTCAGTCAATCCACTATAGGGACTCATACCAGTATCATATGGGATTTCTACTTGTACACTTTCAAATGGTTTAGCATAACGTGTCTTCATGATCTTACACGCTGCACGAATACCATTTACAGTAGTCGTTTTGTTACCATCTTCGTCAACTTTTAACTTCAATTTACGCATTGCGATTACAATTGAACTTGCGTAGATAAATCCTTGACCACCAGAGATTTTATCATCGGGATCAAACATATCTTGTGATGCATAGGTGTGATTCGTAGCGAGTAAACCTACGTTGTATTCACCTAGCATATTCACAGTGTTACGAACAAGTGATGTTAGTGCTTTAGGTTTACGACCTAAGTCACCTTTCATATCGCCTGCTTCAAACTGCTTAACATCGGTAGGTGTTAATAACATACCTAGACTGTCTACAACGAATAAGATTTTAGGACGATCTGCTGGCTCTTTATCGCCATGCTCAGTCTTGTAATCTTTCATCAAGTCAGACATGATTTTTGCAACATCGTCAATCATTGCTACGTTCAACTTCATCAATTTATCTTCACTCGTATCTACACCTAGTGCATGTAACCATGCTTCGTCTAGTGCATTTTCTGAGTCAATTAGAACAACATAAATATCTTGCTCTTGTGCATGACGAATAATGTTCCCAGAAGCAATATATGATTTCCCTGCTCCTGATTCGCCTGCTAATACTGTTACTTTACCTAGTGGAATACCTTTTTCAAAGTCTCCGCTAATAAGTTTGTTTAATGTAAAATTACCTGTTGAAATCCAAGTATCGGGATCGTGAAATCCAGTGCTTAGACCAGGAACCGCCTTAGTAATACTACGACGGAACTTAGACACATCAAATGGTCGTGCCATATTATTCTCCTTGAAAATGGGAGCAAAGAACTTGCTCCCTATTGGTTACTTATGCTTCTGCTTTACGATTGCGAATTGCTGCAAGAATATCTTGAGCAGTAGGTTTTGCGTCTTCTGATCCTGTTGGTGCTGCTGCGACAGGCGCTGCTGCTACGGGAACAGGATCTGCTTTAAAAGGGATATCATCTGACGTGATCTCCTTTTCAACAACAGGCGCTGATTGAACTACTGATGCCATTGGTTTTGATGGTGCATCAACACCCCATGGGCGGTAGTAATTACCCCACTTCTCATTATCGTATAACTGACCATCGACAGATGCTTCAAACATCTCGACCATTGCATCTAAATGCGCTTGATCAGGCTTCTTAGGTAGAAAGTCAGATAGATTAAACAATCCATTTGCTTCGACTGCATCTAGTTCATCTTGATTTAAACTACGCTCACGACGAGCCCAGTTAGAAGTACTATAGTCTGCCCACTTGCCATTTTGACCTTTGACAACTCTGAAATCTGTACCTTCGTTATAATCGGTAGGTAAAGAAGTGAAATCAACGTCCATTAACGCTGCACTGATTACCTTAAAGATTTGAGGTGAGATCATGAAACGACGAATTGGGTTAGTAGGTGCTTCTTCTACTAGATCACTTTCAGTGACAAAGCCTTGAAATAAGTAAGACTTTTTCTTCCAATATTTACGAGCAACGTCTTCTAATGAAGGATCTTTGAACCATTGACGCAGTTCTGCGTGAATAGGACATGTGGTAGTTTCATCATCATACATTTCAATACAAGGTACTTGAATGGTAACAGGTCTTGATTCGTCACCACCTTTTACGCCTGCGAATTCTAAACGAATCATTTCGCGCTTCAACCAAAAGAATGGGTTGTTTGTATCGCCGTCAGGTAAAAATCGTAGTGATGCTGATGTGTTGTCTGGAATACTCCAGTGAGGGAAGACAGTATTGTCTGATTTGGTATTTGATTTCGTTCCAGATGAACGAGTTTCTTGTTCAAGCAATTTTGCTCGGATTTCTGCTAAAGATGCCATTATTTAATTCTCCTAATGCCTTAGTTTTGTTTTAGGTATTAAATGGATTATTCCACTAATACAAGTTTGCCTTTGTTTTCTTACTTAGCCTATACAGTATACTTCTTTTCATGCCTACTGTCAAGCACTTTTTCGTTTTAATTTGATTTAATATTTAGTGAAGATATTACGTTGTTAATGCAGGCTCTCAACTGGCGCTGCTTCATTTAAATTTATTCTTCTTTAATTACAGACCATACGCCATAAACAATGGCAATGTATGCTGCATAAGTTGCCAATGAACCCAGCAATAAAATTGCTAAACCAGTACCAATCAATACTGCTCCATCTAATGATGTACGCTCTGTAAAACGTCTTTTTATCCAATTCTTAAACATATTATCCCACCATCTTACGTAAATTAGTAACTGCTTCACCATCCATTGATGAGGCACTTGTATCTTCGGTTTTTGCTACTTCTTCTGTTACCTTATCAAGTAATTGATCAAGCGCAGTAAGAAATACCTTATTCATT